AGGCCGTAGGGATACCAATCCGGCCCGATAATCTCCTTTTCCTCCTCGATCAGCGGCTGCAGCCAAGCCGAGGACACCTTCGGCGAGCCCATGTCCGCTGGGTGGCATCGTGGTAAGGGCCGCTAAGTGCCGATAAGGCTTGATAAATTCGCCCTCCCGGCCTTGACCAGCGACCGAAGCCACCCCATAAAAGCCGGTAAGAGCCCGTCCAGTTCCGGGGATGACCTCGGGGGTGGGCTGCAACCGGAGAAAGCCCCCATGACCCGTTCCGAAAAGCTCGCCGACGCCCTCTTCGACTGCATTACCTGCGCCCCCCAGGCCGAGCAGGCGGTGCTGTTCGAAGCCCTCGAGGCCTTCCGCGCTAAGACCTCGCGCACTTACATCAGCGTCCGCCGCCACAGCCCGTTCGCGTCGCGCCTGATCGAGGCGATCGAGGAAGCGGAAAACTTCGTCCGCGATATGGAGCCGGTCGATGGCGGGGCGACCCCATGAGCACGCCGCCCCTTGCCGACGACGCCCGACGACTGGCCGAACAGGTCGTCCAGTTTGTCAAATCGTACCGCGACAACCAGCCCACGGACATGCTGTGGCAGGCAGTGGATTCCACCTTGCTGCATGAACTCCTGGCGGCCGCCCATGCCTGCGATCCAATCCGGCGCAGCGAAGAGCAGCTTGCTAGGGAAGGTGGCGACCCGCCGGAAATCGTCCTGCGCCGAGCTGAGGTCGCTGGCTGGAGGCACCTCGTCCATGAGGCCAGTAAGCGCTTGCACCGCGCGGAGGATGAACTCGCCAAGGCACAGAAGCTGCGGTTCGTGCCATGACAGCCCGCCTCACCTCCAAACGCGTGCTCAAGCTCGTCCGTCATTCCACCGGACGCTTCCACGATGGGCACGGCCTTTATTTGCAGGTTTTCAACCGCAAAAGCGCCAGCTGGGTCCTGCGTTTCGTCCGTCACGGTAAGGAAAGGATGCTCGGCCTCGGTCCCGTCCACGTCGTGGGCTTAGCCGAGGCCCGGCAGCGAGCCCGCGCCGCTCGTCTCCAACTCTTGGACGGTATCGACCCGGTGGCGGAGCGGAAGGCGAAGAAGGTCGCGCACGCCATCGAAGCCGCCAAGACCATCACCTTTGCCGAATGTGCGCTGGCCTATCAGGCCGCGCACGAGGGCCAATGGCGCAGCGCCAAGCATCGCGAACAGTACATCGGCACCTTAAGGCAATACGCCTTCCCGGTCTTCGGCGAGCTGCCGGTTGCCGCCGTCGACACCGGGCTCGTGCTGCGGGTCTTGGAACCCCTCTGGGGTTCCAGGACCGAAACTGCGCGGAGAGTGCGCGGGAGAATCGAAAAGGTGCTCGACTGGGCGGCGGTGAGGAATTATCGCAGCGGCGACAATCCGGCGCGGTGGAAAGGCCATCTCGCCGAGGCGTTACCGCAGCGGACGAAGACCTCGGTTCCCCACCATCCCGCCCTGCCCTACGCCGAGGTCGCAAGCTTTATGAGCGAGCTACGGGCGCAGGATGGGACCGGGGCACGGGCTTTGGAATTCACCATCCTCACGGCCGCGAGGTCGGGCGAAGTGCTCGGCGCTCGCTGGGGCGAGATTGACTTAGAGAATCGGATCTGGGTGGTCCCCGCCAGCCGCATGAAGGCCCAGCGCGAGCATCGGGTGCCGCTATCGGGTCCGACTATCGAACTGCTACGGGCGCTTCCGGTCGAAGACGGCGACGACCATGTGTTCATTGGCGCGAAAGCCGGCGTCGGCCTATCGACAATGGCAATGCCGCACTACGTCCGGCGTATGCGGTCCAATATCACCGTACACGGCTTCCGTTCGAGCTTCCGCGACTGGGCGAGCGAGCAGACGAGCTTTCCCCACGAGGTCTGTGAGCAAGCCCTCGCCCATACCATCACCAACAAGGTCGAGGCCGCGTATCGCCGTGGTGACCTATTCGAGAAACGGCGAAGGTTGATGGACGAGTGGGCGGCCTATTGTGCTCGGCCGGTCGTTACCGGCGAGGTCGTGCCGCTGCGGGGGGCGAGCGATGCCTAAGCGGCCGAAGACCTACGCTAAGGAGCCGAAGCACCCCGCCGACTTCTTCCATTTCGTCGAGCGCCTAATAGGTTCGGCCGAAGGCCACGAGCGCGTCGAATTGCCGGCCTTCTGGGTGCGGTGGCTGCTGGCGCTCGCCCGCCGGGCCCCCAAGCGCCGTGGACGGCCACCGCTAACCGGCCGGCAGGTCATCGATGAGAAGATGGTGGTGGGTGGGATAAGACGCCGCAAGGCGCAGCTGCGGGCGGGCGGGATGAAGGCGGCAGCGGCCGAGGCCCAGGCGGCGCAGGAGGCCTCGACCAAGCTGCGGCGGGTGAGCGGCCGCAACCTCGCGCCACCGACCTTGAGCCGGCGAACCCGACGCCATCCTCGGCGGTAAATCCCCTATTTGTTGTCCAAGTCCAGCGCTTCCGCTTATAGGCTTTCTCGGCTATTAGGATAGCAGTTAAAGGTTGCTAAAAGCCTACGGAAAATCTGGTCAAAGCCTATGTCAAAGAAGCCCCAGCCGGTTATTCGGCTCGCGAAGTTGCCGACATTTCTCGGCGTGGGGCGCAGTGCCATTCAGTCGATGGTGGACAAAGGATTGTTAAACCCATTTTGCCCCACCGGCGAAGGCGGGCGCGCGATGGTCGTCACCGAGGACGAAGTCGTTCGACTGCAAGAGGCCATGCAGGCCAAGGCAAAGGCCAAGCGGCGGACCCCCGATGTCTAAGGAACAGCTGTATGACCCCACAGTCAGAGTACCGCGAGCCGAGTGGGGTACGCTGTACGAAGAGGACTATGCCGACATCGACAAAGAGATGCAGGAGCTGGTGCAGCGCTTCGGTCCGCTCGACCAGACGACGTGGCAACGGATGCGCGACCGCCTGATCCGCGAGCACCGGATCATCAGGACCTATTTCGACGCCGGGGGCGGCCCAATCCGATCCTTCGTAGAGGCGGCGGCAGCGACCAACACCAGCCGTGCCGAGGTGCTGAGGGTGCTGCGCGTGCGGTGGGGACCGGGCTTCCCTTACAACAAGAAGGAGCGAGCGCGCCTAGAGGAATTGGTGCAGGAGGAGGCTCGCGAGGGCAGCGATGACTAACGTCTTCTTGATGCCTATCGTCCTCGGCACCATCGCGCTGGCGCTCGTCGTCGATGTCGCCGTGCTCGTTGGCTTTGCTGTGGCGGCGCTAAAAGGAGATGCGGCGGAATGAGCGAACTCCGCCCCGTTGCCGGCCCCGGCCAGCGCCTCATCCCGGCGCTGATCATGGGCATATTGCAGGAGCGGTTTCCGCGGCTGATTCACGGCGTAATCGAGAACGGCGACGAGGTCTACCTCGTCATGACCGGCCGCAGGGGCCGGCCGCCCATAGCCGTTCGCTACCTCGCCAGTCCGGAGTTCCTGACCGCCTGCCGGGTGGCGGACAGTGACCCGAGCGGCAACAACCTAAAGACGTTGTGCGGGACGAGCGGCTTTCACCTAATGCTGTATGCGCCTCGAACGAGGAGATAGCCGAGCCATGCTGATGAAGGGCTACGGAAGGAGATGCGGCCGTTGTCGATGGCGAGGGAGTGCGTGAAGCTGTGAAGGCCCGCCCCGCCTAGAGGCGGGCCTTCGAGTTGTTGTCACCCAACGGACGAGGAAGGATGAAACAGTGGTCAGTCTCAAGCACCAAGATGCGGCAGTCAAGCAAGCGCGGTTCGGCACCAAGGCGGTTAGGTTTTTGCAACAGCTTTATCCTAATGGGCCCTGGGTATTGACCGCTATCATCCCCGAAGGTGGTAGTGGCGCCACCACGACCGCGACTTTCTCTGACCCGGAGGAAGCGCGCGAGTTCATAGCCGAGCACAATATCGAACGGGCTGAGAACCTCCATTATTCCATCAATCCCACCAAGGAGCGTCTGCGGTCGAAGGCTAGCAAGCAGGACATCGCCGCGGCCGCTTACCTGCACGTCGATGCCGACCCGCGTGACGATGAAAGCCCGGAGGCGGCGAAGAAGCGCATAAGGCGAGTGCTCAAAACCTTCGCCCATAAGCCGACCTTCGAGGTCGATAGCGGCAATGGCCTGCAGTTCTTGTGGCGGCTGCAAACCCCCATCGAGCTTAGGGATGCCGAGGCCATCGCCCGAACCGAATCCCGCAACCATGCCCTCGCCGATATCTTTGGGGCCGACGTCGCGACCAGGAATGTTGACCGCGTTTTCCGCCTACCCGGCACTTGGAACATTCCCAACCCGAAGAAGCTCAGGCTCGGCCGCAAGGAGTGTAAGGCGCAGTTGGTCGAGTTCAACGAGGATGCGGTTTATAAGGCCAAGTGCTTCCCGGTCCGGGTGGCGCCGGAACCCAGCCGTCAACCCGCCGCCGATGCCGATAGCCGTAGCGAGTTCCCCCAGAGCCTGCGGCAATATCTATTCCACACCAACTTCGCTGGCTACGAAACCCGCTCGCATCTGTTAATGGCATTCCTGGGAGCGGCAGTGCGCCACAAAGGGCTCAGCGATGCCGCCATCATCGAGGCAGTCGAGAGCACATTTAGGGGCACCATCTGGCGGCATTGCGACGACAAGGGCGGGACCGACTATCTGCGCCGGCAGGTTAAACGGGCCCGGGCCAAGGCCGAGGCCGGCGATGACGAGACCCGGCTATTAGCGGTCAAGCGCATGGACGAGATTCCCTACCGCAAGCTTACTTGGCTGTGGCATCCGTTCATTCCGCGCTCGATGATTAGCATGATTTTCGGTGACGGCGAGGTCGGCAAGAGCACCTTGTTGCTAGACCTAATCGCCCGCATTACCCGGGGCGGCGCGGCGCGCTGGCCACAGTTCGACCCCGACCAACCGCGCCCACCAGCCCGGCAACCAGGCTCGGTCATTATCGTCTGCAAGGAGGACGACGCCTCGTTCATTATCCGCCCTCGCCTGGAGGCCGCCGGGGCCGACCTCACCAAGGTTTATTTTCTCGGTTATCCGGTGCCCGGGGACGCCACCGAGTTCGATCCCGTCGACCGGCTCGACACCGTTGCCGAAGAGCTCGAACAGCTAGTCGAGGAAATAGGCGATGTCGAACTTATTTCAATCGACCCCATCACCGACTATGTCGGCCGCATTGACTCGTATCGCGACAGCGAGGTGCGCGCCTTGCTACATCCGTTCGCGCGTATTGCCGCCCGCCACGGGCTCGCCTTGGTCTATGTCTTGCACCTGAACAAGAAAGCCGACCTGCAGGCCAAACATCGTGGCCTCGGCAGCGTAGCGTTCCGCAACGTCTCCAAGTCCAGCCTGCTCGTGGCCATGAGCAAGGAGCAGCCGGATTGCCGCCTGCTCGTGCAGGAGAAGCGCAACCTAACCCCCGACCGACGCGCGGTCGCATTCAAGTTGCTACCCGCCCCACGCTCGGCGTGGCCGCGGGTCGAGTGGATGAGCGGCTGGCAGGAAAACGTCGATATCGACGAGCTACTGACGCCGGCGAAACCGGCCAACAAGCGGCAACAGGCGGTCGAGTTCCTACGCTCGACACTGCGGTCCGGGCCACAGCCGGCAACCACCGTCATCGAGCGGGCTCGCCATGCTGGCATTAGCGAGGCGACGCTTAAGCTGGCAAGGCCGCTGGTCGGAGTCATTGCCCAGCGGGTTGGCCGCGGCTGGATGTGGCGGCTACCCAGCGGGGGCGAGAGCGAAAATGCCGGCGACCGGAGGGAGTAGGAAGAAGCTAAAAGAAGAGGGGGGTTTATCGGTGTGGGTAGATTCTTAGCTTCTTGCGCTTTTTGTGATGTTAAACGCGGTTAGAGTAAGTCACGCCAAGGAAGGCTAAGCTATTAGGATATTAGGATAATATTCCACCTAATCTTATTATCTTCTAGGGAAGAAGGGAAGAATCTCTCGACGCTAGCCAGGGTCTAAAATTTAGCTTCTTGAGAGGTACGCCACGACCTGGGCCTGGGAAAAAACGGCGACACATCGCCGCGCAATGGAGTTAAGTCATGAAAAAGCGCCGACGTAACACCGCCAAACCGCCGACACCCACCGGCCGCCCCTCGGCTGCCGAGTTCTTTGCCCAAGACGACGACGAGGAGGATGTCGAGGAGATGTTTCGCGACTACTACGACGACGAGGAGGAGCCCCCGCCCCGCCGCCGGCTGCGGGCTTATGACGACGACGAGGAGGACGACGAGGAGGAGAGCCCCCCGCCACGGCTGCGACGACGTGTATATGACGATGATGATGACGAAGAAGACGAAAATCCGGAGAACCCGGAGCGAGCCACGCTATACGGGCTGCGCCGTGCCGAGTCGCTACGCCACGACCTCGAGGACGTGCTGGCGCGCTTGCAAACCTGGTTACGGGATAATCCCCGGTTGGCGGCGAGGTGGGCAGAATTCACCGTCGCCGGAGGTGTCAGCAGCGACGACTGGGAAGCGTTCCTTGCCGGTAATTTCCGCAGCCGTCTAACCCGTACCCGCAAGCATCTGCGACTGGTCTCCAACCGTCGCCCATTATCCATCCGGCGCCGCCGCCCGAACGATGACCCGGACGAGGCCGCATAAGTACAATGACCTTTCACCAGTGGGCACGCGACATTCATCTGCGCCAAGTCCCGCCTGGGGTCGCCGACTTCTTACGCGACTGGCGTAGGGATAGGGACGAGGAGAAGCCTCGGCGCGTACCCAACCTCGCAACCCTGCTCGCCTATTTGGAAGGATCCGGCGCTAGCGAAGGCGCAACAGAAGCCGCCAAGCGAGCGTGGGCTCTCTACCAAAGACGCGATGACGATGAGCCGAACGAAGGCTAACCCGAGCAGGCAACTGCGGCGCTATTACCGGCGCAAAGCCGGCCGCATGAGCCTGCATCTGGAAATTGACCCGGAAGGCGTCGCAGGTTGCCTGCGCAGCATCGGTGTATCGGTGTGGACCGTCGACAAGCCGAGCTTGCGAGCCGGCCTCGAGAGCTTTTTAGAAGCTTGGGAATTAGGGGGCTTTATCGTCCGCGTCTATCGTGACGGCGAGGAATAGCCTGTACCAGGTAACACGACGGCCCGGCCCCTGGGTTTAAGATGCGTCTCGCTGGTCGTTCAGCCGCTCCCATGTCCGGCCGAACGGCCTCTCTTGCGAAGAGAGACGGAAGATGACAACCCCGGCCCGAAGTCCTCTTGCTACGCGGTCGGGGTTGCCTTCCCAGCCGCGACCGGCGACCTATTTGTATCGCAGCGCCGCTGCGCACTTGCACGCCTACGCGAACCGCGGCACTCCCGCCACTTCCGCAAGGACGCTGTTCGCCGATGACCAAGTCACCGAGATAGTCCTGCGCGCCGCCTCCACCCAGGCAACCCTCGCTACGCCGTCGTGGGCCGGAACCCTCGGCCACGCTGCGGTCGACGACAGCATCATGGCGATCGCCACCACGAGCGCCGCGGCCGGTCTCATCCAGCGCGGAATGAAGGTAAACCTCGGCGAGCTCGCCAGCATCAAGATACCCGGCCGGCTCCTCGACGCCAACGACGCCGGCTCCTGGCTCACCGAGGGGCAACCCATCCGCGTTCGCCAGCAGCGCATCACCACCGGCGTCACGCTCACGCCGCACAAGCTGATGGTCGTCACTTCATTTAGCCGAGAAATGACCGAGACCAGCAACATCGAGGCGGTGAGCCGTGCGCTTGTCGCAGAGGCGACCGGGCTGGCTTTGGATCTGGCGCTATTCTCGGCGACCTCGGTCACCAACGCGCCGGCGTCAATTATTGCCGGCGCCACCCCTATCGTCGCAGCGACCGGCGGCGGTGTCACCGCGCTCGCCACCGACATGAAGGCGCTGACAGCCGCGCTCGCGACCGCCAACGGCGGCGCCAACCCGGTGCTGATCATGAACCCGGCGCAGGCGGCATCGCTATCGGTGCTCGCCGGTCCGAAATTCGACATTCCAATCTTGCGCAGCACCAGCGTCGCCGCCGGCACCGTCATCATGGTCGAGGCCAGTTCATTCGTGAGCGCCTTCGGCGCGGTGCCGGAGTTTGACGTCGGCAATCAGATGACCTTGCATTTCGAGGACACCGTGCCGGCGGACCCGATCATGGCGGGCACGCCGGTTCGGGTCCCGTTCCAGACCGATTCGATCGCACTGCGTATGCGGCTGTGGACGACTTGGGGAATGCGGGTCGCCGGCCACGCCCAAGTGATCACTGGAGCGACGTGGTGATGGATACGGTCCTGCTGCATAGCGTGGGCGAGGCGATGATGGAGCTCATCCTGCGCGAACGCGCCGACGTCAACCGCCAGCTCACCGAGCTCCGCCACGAGAACGCCAAGCTGCGTGCCCAGCTAATCCGGCTCGGGCGACGGTTCGACGAGTCCCACCCCAAGGGCGTGAAACGCCATGCCGCTTAGCACCGCCGAACGCATCGCTCAGTTGCAGGCGGAAGCGGAAGCGCATCGCGCCCATATCGCCGAGCGCGAGGGCGCCCGCGAGCGCGATCCCATCGCAATGGCGGATTACCTGCGCAGCGAACATGACCATATTCCCAAAGAGAATAAGGTTGAGCGCGATGCCGGTGGATTGCTCTTCCGGCAGCAGGACAATGCGCTGGTGAGCGCCCCTGAGGCCGCCGCAGATTGGTCCGCGTGGCAGGCATGGTTGGATGGGCATTTGAACGTCCTACGCGCGGAAATGATGGAGGCCGTCGCCGAAGGTATGGCCGAGTTCGCCAACGAGTACATCGCTGAAAAGCTGGCCCCGCTCCAGACCGAGCTCACCGACTTGCGGCGTACCCTGCAAGAACGCGACGAGCGTGCGGTCGCGATTGCGGAAGTGAAAAAACAATACGCCGGCGAGCGGGCCGAGCGCGAGGCGCTGGCTTTGGCCGCGGCATTGACGGTGCGTGACGCCAAGATCGAAAAGCTCGAGATGCAACTCGGAATTTTACTGCGGTTCTTGTCGCTGTCCGGGCTGGAGCCGCCGAAGGGATTATAAATGGCGTACCATCGTGTCTTGTACCATCCGAACTACGGGCAAGCCTATCGCGAAGCCTTGGCGCAAGCGCGCGCCGACCTGCGCGAGATGCATGCGGCGCACCTCGACGAGCTCGCGGCCTTACGCGATGAGGTCGCCGAGCTACGCGCTATCTTTCTCGACCTGGTGCGGGCGGAACGGGAACAGGCCGAGGGAACCCTTGCTAGCCTGCGCGCGCAACTGGAGGTCGCGGTCGCTCGCCTAGAACGCGACCCCCAGCGACCGCTGCACTGAAAGGAGATGATATGGCGCGCACTTCCCGACGCCGAGCCGGCGGACTTAGCCGCGTCCCCAGTAGGCAAGCCCGCCTCGCTATCCAGTTCGCCAAGCGCTTAGTGCGGCAGACGAAGGGTAAGCAACCCGGCAAACCTATACAGGCTTCTTCTCGGATACCTGGTGAGTGAGTCAAACGTTCTACGCCCGGCGATCTGTCCTCGAATAAGGACAGATAGAAAACCGAGGAAATAAAATGACTCAAACCGCAAAATCGAGGCGTTTTCTGGCCCCCAAACCTCAGGTTTCTGGCCTAATTGCTGGCCAGAAAGCCCAACGGCAGCGAAAGGCGGTCGAAATTCCTCACTTTGGCAAAACGGGGGGGTCTGCAGGAATCATAAAATGACCCCTCCCATGAACCGCGGCGGCGGTCAAAGTCAGCTAATACCGCTTGCGGTTTGACTTAGAGAATAAAATTACATCACTTAAAAGCGGGAGATAAGCCGGGAGAATGCGGTTTTAACTCAAAAGGGGGCGAAAACGTACTCAAAAAGGGGGCAAAAACGCCCTCAAAAAGCTAGGAGAACAGGTTTATGCGTCAAAGAGGCCGAAAAACACCGACGAAATTACTCACTAATCCACTGCAGGTCGTCGGGTCATCCCGCCGCCAGCCCGCTCCACCGCCCCCGGACTACCTCTCAGCCGCTATGCAGGCGTGGTGGAAGCAGGTGATGACTCACTATGAGATGGAGCCGCACCATACCCATCTGCTGCAAGCGGCGACGGAGGCTTGGGATCGGATGCAACAAGCCCGTCAAGTGCTCGCCGAGCGCGGCCTTAGCTATGAGATAACCGGGGGTCGCCAGCTGCCGCTGCCCGAGGTTGCGATCGAGCGCGATAGCCGCATCGCCTTCGCTCGCCTCGTGCGCGAGCTGGGGCTTGATGATGCGACGCCCCCAGCAGAAGCTAGCCCGCACCCGCCGCTCTTGCGGGCGCGCCTCCTGCGCGGGTCGTGAAGTTTATTCTGGGTCAGAATAATCCCGCGAAACGGGCGCTTTCTGAATCTCATAGGAGATCATATGGCGCCGAGAATTCGCGAACCGTCGCAACGCCTCGACGGTTTTACCAAGCTCACCCTCACGACCTTCCGGCAAATGCTCAAACTCGAGGCGCAATGCAACTGCGACGACGGCAAGTGCATCGCCTGCCGCGCGTGGTGGGATAAACACCGGATCCTAATGCGCGAGCTCGAACTACCGCCGTGGTGCTTTCCCGCGGTCGAGCGCCCGGGGACGCCGTGCCCATTCCCTGAGGGCAGCGCGATGGCGAACACCTGGCAGCCGGACCACGAAGCTCAGGCCCGTTGGGGCCGGCTCGAACAGGCATGCCG